GGCATGAGTAATAGAGGTTTAAGTATAGGAGATATCCCTGGAATCAGCCCTGATATTGCAAACATGACTATGGATTTAAGTCCAATTGCAAGTCAAGTGTCACAGGCACTTTCAGATACTACACCTAGTCAGACTGATGGCGGTACGTCATCTGATGCAATGGGTGAATTGGCTGGAATGGCTGCTGCTGAAGCTCAAGAAGCTGACGAAGCCTCTGGTTCCTCGTCTTCATCGTCTTCTGGTTCTACCTCCGGTGGTGCCGTAGGTGGAGGCGGTGCTGCAGATGCACACTTTAACTTAGGTGGTATGGTAGGCTATCAATCCAATGATGCACTAAAAGATTTAATGCGTGGATATTTTTAATGGCTGCTGAGAAGATTTTAGAATGGAAACTATTACCAAGATTAATGATGCTTGTCATGACAACAATGAGTTGGCGAGTGGTCGAATGGTTTATGACCTTACCAGATCCAACTGCAGCACAGGCTGGTTTAGTATCTGTAGTAACAGGGGCAATGACAGGAGCATTCGCCGTGTGGATGAACCACGAAGGTAAAAATCCTGGTACATCTAACCATAGGATTTCTGAATCAAGGACGGTAAAATGAAATACAATCGTTCACATTTTTTAGATAAGCTTGTAGAGCATGAGGGTCTTGTGCTTACAGTTTATAAAGATACATTAGGAATTGATACCATCGGCATAGGTAGAAATTTAAAAGACCGTGGTATCAGTAAAGAGGAGCTAGATTACCTTGACATCCCTAGTATGGAGGTGATCTATGAACATGGAATATCTGAAGCCGATGCAAGGTATCTAGCCCTCAATGACATTGCAATAGTAGAGAATGAATTATGTCGTGTACATAAATGTGTAGAAGATCTAGACAGTGTACGTCAACTTATACTGATGGACATGGCATTTAATATGGGAGTTCCACGTCTATGTAAGTTTAAACTTATGTGGAATGCTATACACGAACAAAATTGGGAAGCCGCATCAAGAGAAATGTTAGATTCGAGATGGGCTAGGCAGGTAGGACGCAGAGCCAAAATTTTGTCAGAAGCTATGAAGTCAGGAGAGTTTTAATGTCTGAAGGTAAGGGATATACTATTAAAAAAATAGGTAGAGGTATGTATAAAGTATATGATAGCGGAAAGGCTAGAGAATACTTAGGTCCTGCTGAAAAACCTGAAGATAAAAAAGGTAAAAGCATAGCGGAACAAATCGGATTTAAAAAAGGTGGTCGTATTAAGTGTAGCCATAATAGGCTGTACTAATGTTCGGTCAAATATTACAAATAACAGGAGAGGCTTATGTTAAACCTTCTAATAGGACCCATTGCAGAATTAGCAGGTACTTGGTTGAAAGGTTCAGTAGAAACATCAAAGGCCAAGACAGATGCAAAGGTAGCCCACGCCAAAGCTGAAGCTATTGTCATGCAGAAGAAGGCCACAGGTGAAATAGACTGGGACCTTAAAATGGCTGATGCTTCTGCGTCTTCTTGGAAAGATGAGTGGCTTACATTAATTTTCTCAGCACCATTGATACTTAGTTTTTGTGGTGACTGGGGCAGGACAATTGTAGCTGATGGCTTTGGTGCGTTGGCAACTATGCCTGACTGGTATCAGTATACACTAGGTGTCATTGTCGCTGCCAGCTTCGGTGTCCGTAGTGCTAGTAAGTTCTTCGGGAAACGCTAACTCAAAAAGCTGAAACGATTTTTCCATACCCATCACTCTAATAGCATTAACAATTTCCATCTCTAATGTTTCTTCGTCTGTGCTGACTTCATCCGCATTGTTTCCTCGTACCCTTGCAAGAAGTTCAAGAGCCTTGAGAGCAGTGTTACCATTGCCCGCATTACGAGCAACCTCATATTGCTTTTCGATTTCTGAGATGACATCAACATCTGTTGAGATCTCATTTGTGAGTTCGTCAATCCGTTCTTTGATTCGTTCATCTTGTAATAACCTATGGCCTTGGTTATGGGCAGAGGTCTCACTATATCCTGCAGTTGCTGCCGCCTTTGTAGCATTTCTGTGCAGGATATAGGCTTGACAAAACCGTTCTTGTTTATCATTAAGCAGCGACATCTAGCAACTCTGTGTAATACTTTTCCTTACCACGTTTAGATGCTTCCCAAACTGCAGCGGCAAGAGTACCTTCACCGTAGAAATTAATGCCCATGTCCATCTGTTCATTATCAAATAGTTTTTCGCAGTCCTGTGCCATAGCTAGTAGTTCACCTGTAGTCCAGAACTTTTCACCACCTGTTTCTACTTGCATATACTTAGGTCGTTGCTTCTCTGTATCTGTTGTTTCTTTTTTCATTTCCTCTGTTATTTCACCAACAGAACAATCAAAACCAAACAGTTCAAAGTTTCTAAATCCTAGTGTATGTGCAATGGCAATGGTACGCATAGCTGCACAAGTACCACCAGTGATAAGAGTAGAGCCTTCTTCAATACCTGTTGTCTTGTCTACTACAATCTTATCTGTAACAGACATATCACGCAAGGCATCTGAGTAGGCTTGCCAACCTTTTACATTAGCACCCTTCTTGATAAGATGTTTAGTAACTGAAGGATCAGTCATAGATGCAACAAGCATAATTGTCTGGTCATCTACTTTGTTAAACAAATCTTTACGAACTACACCGTGTGTACTAACTCCATCAATAGGACGTGGATCTAGGATCACACAAGCGAATGGTTGAATACCTTGCTCCAAAAGTTTTGGATAGCTATGCTTAACACAGAATACTTTACCATTTGTTTTAGCGATACGATCCTTAACTTCCCACCAATCAGTGCTACTACCACCAGAGACAATGATGGCGGTTTCATTGTTGATCTTACTTGTTTTAATCCAATCAAAATCTTTAATTAGTTTCTTATTCTCAAGAACATTATTAATGATCTCTTCTTTAGGACGAGAATCTTTTGGTGTGACAACAATAGGAACACGTGTTAGTTCATCTGGTATCTTAGGTAGACCTTGCTTCATAGCTACAAAGCAAAGGTGTGTTACACCACCACCAAGGACTGCATCAGAAGAAGGTAGAACAACCTTACCATATGCCGTAATCTCTTTCATAAGTTGGTTGACACCATCGTTGTCTGGCATACGTCCTTCTTTGTCTTTAGAAAAGTAATCATCAAACACAAGAATAGGTACGTGCTTTAGATTTTCAAAGTCAGACTTGACTGTTTCGTATGAATGACCACCATCAATGTATGCAAAGTCTGCCTTCTTTATAGACTTACAAGCCTTGAGTGTTTTCTTTGTGTCACCTTTATGTAGCTTGAACGTAAAGATTTTACCCATTGGTTTCATTTTACGTGCGAACTCTTCTAGTCTGGCTTCAACAGCTTTCTTAGAGTTATGTGGCTTGCTGTTCAATTCAATGTGATCTAATTCTGGGGTGGCTTCTTCAAACAAATCAAAGCCAGTGTAATGTACTTTATCTGTGTATTGAAATGCTGCAACTGCCATTTGAATAGCACGGCCACCATTCCATGTACCAGTCTCTACAATATTACTAGGCTTGTAGAAAGTAATAAGATCTAGCAATTGCTTGTATCGTTTAGGACCATTAACATCAGGTGCCACAGTTGTATTGCTAACCTTTGATTTTAAATTACCTTTGAAGTGATCAAAGTATTCTGACAAAGGTGACTGAGCAAACGCTGCCAAACCTTTGACACCTTCAGATAGGTTGTTAGTTACCATGCCGTGTGCTTTGTAGATATTAAGCAGACGTTCAAAGATAAACCCATCATGCCACTCACGATAAGCAACTACTTCGCCAATAGTGTAAGCACCTCTAAGGTCAGCAAGGAGACTGCAAGTATTATGAATGCCCAAGTTAAAGCCCATGAAACTTGTTTCGCTGTAGTCTGCATCTGTTCTTCCTAAATGTACGAGGTCTGCTTTTTCAGGCAACCATTTTTTAAATTGTTTTACATCAAGCCGTTTTGTTGTTACCGTATCTGCATCTAACCAGATCATCCAAGTCTCGTGATCATCTTGCTCCATAATTTCAAAGGCAAGGTCAGTCATTGCATACACTTTATGACACCACTTGATTGCATCAAGCCGCCAATTGTACTGCATCTTACCACCTTCCGTACCATCATGAAACTTCATACGCTCACGGTACTCAAGCATTTCTTCTACGTCATTAAGATTGCGATACTCAATGTTGTCAGCCATAGGGGGAGACACACTTTCAATATCAAAGTCATGGTAGTAGGCCACGAGTTTAAACTCTTTTGGGTTCCATTTATCAACCACGCTTTCCAGCATGTTCTTGGCGTACTCATGGTATCCACTCTCACTAAACGATGTAACAAAAGTATACATTAATTATCTTCTCCTAAAATA